GGCCGTCCAGTTTAAAAACACGCAGAACCCTACAACCGCGCAGGCGCGCGCGATGGAGGCGGCAAAGAAATCCGCCGCTGACCTGCAGCTCAAATATAACGGGCTCAGGCAATCGGTACAGCGACAGCGAACTGAGCTCACGCAGGCCGGAATAAATACCCGCACCCTGTCAGCGGATGAGCGCCGCCTGAAATCCAGTATCAGCGAAACCACTGCGCAGCTTAACCGGCAGCGCGATGCGCTGGCGCGGGTCAGTCAACAGCAGGCGCGACTGAGTCGGGTTAAAGAGCGTTATCAGGCCGGTAAATCCCTCGCGGGAGGCGCTGCAGTGGCAGGCGCGGCGGGCGTCGGTATCGCCACGGCGGGAACGATGGCCGGAGTGAAATTACTTACACCCGGGTATGACTTTGCACAGAAAAACTCTGAGCTGCAGGCCGTGCTCGGGGTCGATAAACAGTCGCCCGAAATGGAGGCGCTGCGCAAACAGGCGCGCCAGCTCGGGGACAATACCGCCGCGTCTGCAGACGATGCGGCGAGCGCGCAGATTATCATTGCGAAAAGCGGCGGGGATGCGGCAGCTATTCAGGCGGCGACGCCGGTCACGCTGAATATGGCGCTGTCTAACCGCCGCTCGATGGAAGAAAACGCCGCGCTGCTGACGGGGATGAAATCTGCGTTCCGTATGTCTAACGACCAGATCGCACACATCGGCGACGTGCTGTCGATGACCATGAACAAAACGGCCGCTGACTTTGACGGGCTGAGCGACGCGCTGACGTATGCTGCGCCGGTGGCAAAAAATGCCGGGGTCATTATCGAGCAGACCGCCGCAATGGTCGGCGCTCTCCATGACGCCAAAATCACCGGCTCGATGGCGGGGACGGGCAGCCGTGCCGTCCTGAGTCGCCTGCAGGCTCCGACCGGTAAGGCATACGAGGCCATAAAAGAGCTCGGCGTTAAAACGTCTGACAGCAAGGGCAACACGCGCCCGATATTTGCCATTCTGAAAGAAATGCAGCGCAGTTTTGAGAAAAACAATCTCGGAACAAGCCAGAAAGGCGAGTATATGAAAGCCATTTTTGGTGAAGAAGCCAGCTCGGCGGCGGCGGTACTGATGACCGCTGCCTCAAGCGGTAAACTCGACCAGCTCACGGCGGCGTTAAAAGCCTCTGATGGGAAAACCGCTGAGCTCGTTAAAATCATGCAGGACAACCTCGGCGGTGATTTCAAGGAATTCCAGTCAGCCTATGAGGCCGTCGGTACTGACCTGTTTGACCAGCAGGAGGGCTCACTGCGTAAGCTCACCCAGACAGCTACGAAATATGTGTTAAAGCTCGACGGCTGGATCCAGAAAAATCAGGGTCTGGCACAAACCATCGGCATCATCGCGGGCGGCGCAATGGCAATTATTGGCATCCTCGGGGCAATTGGTCTGGTCGCCTGGCCGGTAATTACCGCCATTAATATGTTAATTGCCGGTGCGTCGATGCTCGGAACGGTTTTCTCTGTGGTGGGCGGTGCCATTATGACCGTGCTGGGGGCGCTTACGTGGCCGATAGTGGCTATTGGCGTTGCCATCGCCGCCGGTGCGCTGCTTATCCGCAAATACTGGGAACCCATCAGCGCATTCTTCTCAGGCGTGGTAGAGGAGCTCAAAGCTGCCTTTGCACCGGTTGCGGAATTATTCGAACCGTTAAAGCCGGTGTTTGAATGGCTGGGTGACAAGCTTAAAGCGGTGTGGCAGTGGTTCAAAGACCTGATCGCACCGGTTAAGTCAACGCAGGAAACGCTCGACAGCTGCAAAAATGCGGGGGTGATCTTCGGTAAGGCGCTGGCTGACGCGCTGATGTTACCGCTCAAAAGCTTCAATAAATTACGTAGCGGCGTTAACTGGTTACTGGAAAAGCTCGGGGTTATCAATAAGGAGTCGGGCGATCTTGACCAGAAAGCCGCAAAAGCCAATGCCGCAACGGGCAAAAATGACGAGTCTTATATCCGACCAAATGCTGCCTTTGGTGGTTTCCAGTGGTATCAGCCGGTGCCAGCTCCTGCTGGTAAAACCTACTATGACCAGAGCACGTCCGCATACAACATCAGCCTCGGTGGCGGCATCGCGCCGGGCAGCGACCTTGACAGGCAGCTCAGGGAGGCTGTCGAGAGACTCGACAATGAAAAACGAGCACGCCAGCGTTCAAGTATGCGACACGACGGGTGAGGGCTAAATCATGTTAATGGTATTAGGTTTATTTGTGTTTGAGCGCCGCACGCTGCCGTATCAGTCGATGCAGTATTCGAAGGATTACCGCTGGGTGTCAAACGACCGCGTCGGCAAACCTCCCGCTTATCAGTTTCTCGGTAAGGGGGAAACCTCCCGAACGCTGTCGGGCGTGCTTTACCCTGAAATCACCGGCGGCGCTGTCTCGCTAACGGCTGTCGAGCTTATGGCTGATGAAGGGCGAGCATGGCCGTTGATAGACGGAACGGGCATGATCCACGGCATGTACGTCATCGATAAAGTGACCCATACGCACAGCGAGTTATTCAGCGATGGCGCGGCCAGAAAAATTGAGTTCAGTCTGTCGTTAAAGCGGGTCGATGACTCGCTGGCGGCTATTTATGGTGACCTCGGGGCTCAGGCCGAAAATCTGGTCACATCTGCCGGGAAATGGCTGGGAGGGCTGGCGGGATGATTAGCGGAATGAAAGTTGAGGCCGGGGCTAAAATCGCACCGGCGTTTATGCTCAAAATTAATGGCGATGATATCACGCAGGATTTTAGCGACAGACTAATCAGTCTGACCATGACCGACAATCGCGGATTTGAGGCTGACCAGCTCGATATCGAGCTCGATGACACCGACGGGCAAATTTCAATGCCTCCGCGCGGTGCTACGCTGACTCTTTTTTTGGGCTGGGAGGGTAGCGCCTTATTCAAAAAAGGGACTTTCACGGTCGATGAAATCGAGCACCGCGGCGCGCCTGATACGCTGACCATCCGCGGGCGTAGCGCTGATTTTCGCGGAATGCTGAACTCACGCCGGGAACAGTCATGGCATGACACTACGCTCGGGATCATTATTGAGACCATCGCCGCGCGCAACAAACTTACAGCCAGCGTGGCCGACACGCTGAAAGCGATCACCGTTCCTCATATCGACCAGACGCAGGAGTCTGACGCGGTGTTCCTGTCCCGTCTGGCTGACCTAAACGGTGCATCGGTTTCGGTCAAAGCCGGAAAGCTGCTGTTCATCAAAGCCGGTAGCGCAATGACGGCCGGTGGCAGACCTATCCCGCAAATGACCATTGAACGCGGCGACGGCGATCGGCATCAGTTTGCCATTGCTGACCGTGAGGCTTACACCGGCGTAACGGCAAAGTGGCTGCACACCAAAGACCCTAAGCCGCAAAAGCAAAAGCAAAAGGTAAAGGTAAAGCGAAAGCCGAAGGTTAAACATCTGCGCGCGCTGGAGCACTCGAAAGCGAAAAAAACCTCAGCAAAGGCCAAAGCCAAAAAAGAGCAGGAAGCGCGCGAGGGTGAGTATATGGCCGGTGAGTCTGAAAACGTGCTCGAGCTTACAACCATCTACGCGACAAAGGCTCAGGCCATGCGCGCAGCTCAGGCAAAGTGGGACAAAATACAGCGCGGGGTCGCGGAGTTTTCAATCACGCTGGCGTTTGGGCGTGCGGATTTATTTCCTGAAACGCCGGTTGCGTTGAAGGGCTTTAAGCGCGTTATAGACGAGCAGGCGTGGATAATCAGCCGGGTGGTGCATAACCTTAACGGGAGCGGCTACACGACAGCCTTAGAGCTTGAGGTTAAGGTTTCGGATTTGGAATACACAACGGAGGAGATGGTAGAGGGGTGA